CCCAATCATCTGCAGTAATAATTCCTTTTAGAATTAATTGAGTTCTGAGAAGATCATGGAATAATTCGCTAAAACGCTTACGAAGTCTACCAACAAATTTAGCAAATTTTAGTTCATCTCTAGTGATCTCATTGGTTCTACCAATAGTGAAAGAACTTTCTTGCTCTAGTCTTGATAGAGGAATATTGAGAGATTTATATAGTTTCTTCTGGAAATACTTAACGTCTTCTAGTTCTCCTAGGTTTTGTCCACCAGGAAGTGTAGTAATCTCTGTACCACGACCACCTTCACGACGAGGCAACCAGAAGTCTTCAAGCATACTCATGTGTTTGCGGTCATCACGAATTTCACCAGTTGCAGAGTCATATACAACTTTATTTCTATATCTACCCATAACTTCACGTAGATATTGTTCTGCCTTCACTTTAGGTAGATTACCTACGTCGATATAAAAAATACGACGTTCTGGTGCCCTTGAAAGTCTGTAAATGACAAGTGAGTCTTCAATCATTCTGAGTTGATTGACAGATTTAATAGCCTTGTATAGATAACTCAAGACCATATTTCTATTGTGATCAAATAGTCCAGACGTTACATATGTGACTGCATCATTGGAAATTTTAATTCCATTTGCATCGGACCCCTTATATCCTCTAGGGAAGTAAATGTAATATTCAATGAACTCACCATAGTCATACTTCTGACCTTCCATCGTGGTCAGCGAGTCTACATTCTTTTGTCTTTTAATTTCTCTAACTCTTTTAATCTTTAGTGAGTCAATATAACGTAATTCTTTAATTCCTTCTTTTGGCTTGTCAAAGTCAATAATTTTATGGTAGTATAATCTTCCATCAATATACCAGCGACGGAAGATATTATGACACTTCTTATCAAAACTTAGAAGACGTAAAAGATTTCCAAACTCTTCTTTGATTGATTTTTTGATTTTATCGCTTGCTTGTAGGGTAGAAAGTTCTACTGATACTGGTGCATAATCTAGATCACTACTGATAGCTTCATTGATAATATCATCAATAGCACTATCAATTTCTGGATGGAGTGCAATTTCCCTGTATTTTCTAACCAGCTCAAATTCATTATTATGTTGGCCAACGCCATCTAGATCTAGATACTGACCAAAATAGGCACCTGCCGCTACTACGGAGGTGCCATCATCATCATTAGGGGGCGCTGGTGAAAACGCCTTGGCTGGTTTCTTCTTTCTGTCTTCAATAGAGAAACCAAATAATTGCGTCATAATAATCCTGTAACTCTTTTATGTATTTAGTATCAGAGAGATGGGGTGGTTACTTCAAAGAAGTTGTACTGAAATTCTACAGTAAACTCTTCAATCTGATCATTTGCTTCAAATGATAGATCAATTGATGATACTGCAGAAGGCCAAGCATCATAGAACTTATAAGCACGAATTACATCCATGCCATCTACACCCTGATTATTTGGGTTTGCAGGTGTTCTGTTTGGGGTTTGTCCATCTCTGCTGAGTTGGAATACTGTCATATCTACACAGTATGAAGCACCACCATCTGCACCATAACCTAACTGTGATACGTTCTCAGTTAGAGCATTGATTCCTCTTGACCATGCTTCAAAAGCTTGTCTGATTTGGAATTGACCATCATTAACTACTGTTACTGACCATGGTTCAAAGGTTCTGTCTCCAGCAACCTTTAACATTCTTCCACGGAAAGGAACTTCAATAGTTCCAATATTTGATGCAGGAATCTGTGCAGTCTTGACCATAAACTCAGCTTGAGTGGTCAAGTTTGCAGATGAAGTGATAGTACCAATATCTGCAACCTGGGATAATTGTGAAGGGAAGTTTAGTCTAACTAGGAATAGATTAGGTCTTGCACCACCCTTCTTTAGATATGATTTGAAATCTGAAATACTCTTAGCCATTGTGTTCTCCTAGATGGTTTACGAAAGAATAATTACTGAGTTAGTTCGCCAAAGGAAATGCCAGTTCTTGTAGCAACAAAGGTAATGGTGATGAAGTTGATGCTTCTTGCAGGCTTCACATAAATTTCAGCGTTAAACTCGTTCCTGTCAATAACATCTGCAGTATTATTAGTTTCATCACATACTACGAGGAAATCATAAACACCTCTTCTTCCCTGAACGCCTCTTAGATAAGGTTCTACAGCAGACTTGAAGGAACTTCTGGTTACTTCGTCATTAATTTCAAATAGTTGGAATTTAGAGAATCTTGCAATGTTCTTCTCAAGCTCAATGAAGAGTCTACGAACATTGATTCTGTTGAATGCACTAGGAGAAGATAAAGCAGTTTTGTCACCGAATAGAACAATACCTTGTCCTGGGAAGGAAACGATAGGGTTAATTCTGTTGGTGTATAGTCTGTCTCTTTCTGACTGTTTTGGTGAATATGCAAGTTTGGTTGCATTTCTTAGGTTTCCTCTGTTGTATCCAGCAGGAGAGAACCAAGTTTCTGCATTAATGGTGGTGTTAATGCAAAGACCAGCAATGTCTGCAGCACAAGGAACATAACGATAAGTATCATTGTACTTATCATAGATGTACTTGTAGCCAGAATCAAAAATTGCAAATGAACTACTAGCAATATTGCTGAAGAAAGCTACAATGTTTTCAGTCTTAGTAATACTTGTATCACTATTAATAACATCAGATCTTCTAGGAGAAATTACTGCCATGCAGTCTCTTCTTGATTCTGCAATATCAATTAGGGCTGTTGCTCTATCTACACTGATTGAACCTGGGATTAAAAAGTCTACATCATTAAAAGTTTCAGCATCTTGGAGCAACTGATAACCTGCAGTTATAGTTGAATCAATATCATCAGGATCATTCGTAAAATCATAGTCCGTGCCACCAGATAAACTAAATCCAATAACAGGAGTATCTGAAACTGTGATTTGAGTTGCAACAGAATTTAAATATGTAAAATCATTTTGAATTAATGAATAAACTTTACCACCACTATTAGTTTCTCCGATAGATGCGTTTGTGATACCTTCTAGTGTAATTTTATTTGTTGAGATAAAATCAATACCAGTTGAGTATCCTGGGAATACATACTTAGATCTTTCTGCGATTGCAGTATGGAAATATACCAGTGAGCCATCTAGAGTACTTGCATCTTTTGCTTTGGAAACAAATAGATACTTCTCAAGAACTGTATTTGGAGTTCCAGTGATGATACCATCTTCATCTAGAACTAAAATATGCATTTCATCAAACTTACCGCCTTTTGCAGCTACTGATGATGAAGTTCCTGGTTGTGGTGCAACATCTCTCCACTTTAGTCCAGATGCATACTCTAAAGTGTCATAATAAGTATTATCGACATTGCTAATTTCTCCTTCAGCAACTAGTTCTACTGGGGTTCCAGCATTATCGGTAATACTGTAAGTTGCTTTTGTACCACCACTAGGAATTCGTTGAGTGCTATTGTTTAAAATGATATGAATTGTATTTGCTGTAGTATCTACTTTGTAGATCCAGCCAGTACCAACCTCTGTACCATCATTTAGAATTCTGATAGCATCTCCAGCAGCTACAGATGGATCTGTACCACTATAAGTGATGATCTGGTCTGCACCATGATCTACTGCAACAACTTTAACTGAATTGAAAAGTGAACCTGCACTTCTTCCTGCAAATTTAAAAGCAGTTCCACTATAGTTATCAAAATCAAACTTACTCTTGATGATGAAACTTGTTAATCCACCATCTGATGATGAATTTAGTACAATGCTTGAACTTGTTGGTCTTACTACAGCAGCGATTCCGCCATATTGGATGATTGTTGATGCTGCAAACCAAGCTTCGTAATTATTATCATTTGGCTTACCAAATGTTTCTACTAACTCTTTCTCACTTGTAACAAAAGTTACAGTATCTACAGGACCAGTTTCTGCAGGAATTACAACTGCAGCAACATTTTGGTCAGATACATTAATAGTTGGAGTTAAATCAACTTCTTTAATGGATACTCCAGGTGAAGCAAACGCCATGTTTATTACCTCTATGAGATTTTTTTTCTCAAAACTATTTATTTATCTTTATATTTTGAACTACTTATATTCCCACATATAAGCCATATCACCATATTCATCAACATTCCACTTATTATCTGTAGCAGCAGTCCAGTAATCTCCTTTAGTATCTACAAATGTAGTTTCACCATCTGTTAGTCCATCTAGTATAAAACCAAATGGAGCCATATCTTGCTCAATAGCTTCTCTTTGATCTTCAAAAATTCTTTTTCTAACATCATTTGAAGTAAGTTCTCTGAAGTAAGGTTGAGTAGATAACCAAGAAAAAATAACCAAACACATTGCTAAGTCATCATTACAACCTTCTTCAGCAGAGAAGCTATCACTCTTTTGAATAAACGTAGTTAACTCACTAATAATGTCATAATCTGGAACTAAAAGTTTATCATCTTCAATCATTGCTTTTAGGTTAGCACAGCCATACTTTTTAACTGCTTTGGTCATCTTGACTCCAAGTTGTGCTTTATTTGAAAATCCAGTTCCAACTATCTGACCAGCACGACCTTTCATTGCACACATGAGTAAATTATCGTACTCAAGATCAAACTGTAGAATATCAGCCACCTGTCCACCGATATCATTGACCTCAACCAAAACATTGGCATTATTGTAGTTTTTACCGACTGTATCTATGATATTGGGGAAGAGGATGGGTTTTATCTCATTATTCTTGTATTTTGCTACCATTTTGTAAGGGATTGTGGTGACATCCATCACCACGAAGGCAGAGTAATCATTTCCAACTCCCCTAGCAACGTCAACAGTCATAACATAATCATGACCATCTATTGGGTCTTCATACACATCCAATCCACCACTTCGTTTCAGTGGATCATCGTATACCATTGCACGAAGCTTATTTGGACTAATAAGTGTATCTACCGATCCAAGGAAAGTACATTCAAATTCCTGCTCAAACTGTCTTTGAGAGGTGTTTGCAATAGTCTCTTCTTTCCACTTCTGGTCTCTTCCTGGAACGTCCCACCAGTTAACTTCTAGTGGAGTATAACTGTTCTTTCCTCGTTCTGCATCATGCCAGAACTTGTAGAACATATTCATTCCATTTGGGGTGGAAATGATAATAACCTTGGTGGTTTTACCAGAAGAAATGGTAGGATATACAGAACTAAAGAACTGTTCTGCAATATGGTTTGGAATAAACGCAAACTCGTCCAGGAAGATGATATTAAAGGAGTTTCCTCGGACAGCAGATGATGATGTAGACGCAGCAATAATTTTAGATCCGTTTTCTAGCTCCAGTGATCCACGGTTCCAAGAACCCACACCCTGCTGTAGCCATTTCGGCAAGTTTTCGTAGGATAACTGCAATCTGGATAGAAGTTCCCTTGAAGTCTCTGCTTTGTTTGCAAGAATTGCAATTTTTACATTCGGATTAAACAGAGCATAGTGAAGCAGGTAAGAAACTACAGTAGTAGACTTACCTGTTTGTCTTGGTAGTTTTGCAATGTTGAATCTATGGTTGTGAAAATTGTCAATTAGTCTTTCTTGGAATTCCCACATTTTAAATGGGACTAATCCTTCATCAAGAGAAACAATTTTGATGTACTTTTTTGCAAAATAAATTGGGTCTTCCTGACACTTCAAATATTCTTCTAATTGCTCAGAAGTAAATTGTATTTGAACATTAGAAGGCTTTAGGTTGGGATTACCCTTATAACTAGATCTATCACTCATAACAACACTCTTAAATTAACATTTCCATTTACGCAGAGCTAATGCTTTTCTTGTTGGTCTGCCCTTTTCATCTTTCATTGGCCCAGGATTACCGCTCATTCTTGCACAGAATGATTTTTTTCTTGGACCTCCTTCTGGTTGTGGTGGTTTTAAATCAGATCCAGGATTTTCTGCTTCATATGATTTACGTCCCTTTTCATTGAGACCTCCATTTTTATTTTGTCCTTCTTTACGAGTCCAAGCAGCACCTTCAGTATTTAACTTTGGCTTCTTCCAATCTGGACCTTTTAGTTTACTTTTAGCTGCAGACTGTTCTCCAGCACTTGTTGTTCTATCTGCTAAATTTCTGATTTTTGCTTGTCTTTGAGCAGATTTATGTCCAGCACCAATTTCAAAACTTACATTATTTGCTTCAGACATAAAATTTGAGAAAGATTTTTGCTCACTAATTTTTTCATCCGAAGAAAGATATTCTGCAGCGGTATCAATAAAATCGGCTGCTCTGGTAATTTTGGATTGCACCCAAGCAGGAAGTTGTTGATTAGATTTACGAATTACCTTGCGAAGCATAGCAATAGATCTTTCCATTTGATCCATTTCAAGATTTGCCATGTAACCTTCATGGTCTTTCATTTTGCCAGAAGCAATTTCTTTATGGTCTTCTTGCATATTTAAAAGACTGGTATTCATTTCCCATGCACTGGGACCATATGAACATTCAGATTTCTTTTCTGGCTTTTCACATAAGTGACAATATCTAACTTCTTCCTTTTCTTCTTTAACAGCTTTTTTACCATTGCCCCATTCTTTTTTTAATTTCTTTTCCATTTTTAATAGATGACTGTAATAGTTTGGAAATTCGGCAATATGTTGCAATGCAATACCATATGCTTCTTCATGTGATGTAGTATGCTCACGCTCAATTGTTGAGCCAATTTCTGCTTGCCTAGTAACATAATCAATAGAAACGTTGTGTTTCTTTGAAATTTCTTGTTCTGTAGGAACCTTCAGTTTAACCATTATCCACCTACAACTTGAACTTGCTCAAATACCGCAGCAGAATCAAATGCTTGTAGTTTGGCAACTCTTACAACTTGTGCTGGAACTCCAGTAGTATGCGTAAAATCTTCGGTAGCAGCAGATGCATCAATATCTGTAGTAATTGTATTGCCAGTTTTAACAGTCACTTTTTTACCTGCAGATGCAGCAGATTCAAATGCAGCTGGGAGAACTGTACCTGGATCGACAACAGCAACATAATCCCCAACTGCAAATGGATGAGTGTCTGTAGTAGCACCAGCTAAACCTAGGGTGTACGTGCAAGTTGCAGAGTCAGTTGCTTTATAGATAGTTGCTTTTCTTGCTTTGCCTGCAGAAATTAGCAATGATTCTGTGGATTTTAAAACTACGAGTGGACCATCATTAATTTTAATAGTACAATCGGTTCCTGTAGTTACACGAAACACCCCACTAGTCATTTCTACATATGCAGTACTATCTGCATCAACTGTAGTTGTAGAGATTACATTTATTACGGACATTAAAATACTCCTTATTCTTCTGTATTATTTATTTTTGATTGTTTTAGAAACTTTTG